GATGGCATGGATTGGACCAAGCTTAATTTTAAGCTTAAATCTAAAGGAATACACGGATGGGACGAAGATTACGGAAATTTCGATGGGTCTGAGAAGGCTCTCGCAATGTGGATGACGTGTGAAATCATCAACCGATGGTACGGCGACGGCGAGGTAAATGCTCGGGTACGCAGGGTACTAGTCGAAGAAATGATACATACACGTTCATTCATCGGAAATTTTGTATATCAAAAACATGGCGGCATGCCATCAGGAAGTGTTCTCACATCTATTTTTAACAGCATAGTTCACGCGATCTATACTCGCTGTTGCTTTCTTGTTGTGATGAAACGTTATGGCCGCCAGGAACTTGCGAACATGAAAACCTTTAATGATCGGGTAGCTGATTCAGTATTAGGGGATGATGGTGTTGTCGCTTCGGATGACGACATTCTTCGAACTTTCAATAGAGTGACGGCAGCTGGTGTTTATTCCTCATGGGGTATACGCTATACTGACGCTCGCAAAATGGAAGTTCTTAACCGCTATGAACGAATTGATGACCTGAACTTTTTAAAGCGTGGGTGGGCGAGGCATCCGTTATATCCGGATAGGTATCTCGCACCTATAAATGTTCACTCTATCTATGAGCTTTGCAATTGGGTAACCATTTCGCAAGATCCTATAGAACAGCTGCGTCTTAATATCGAAGACGCTTTAAAATTCGCGTATCACTACGGACCTGATTTCTTCAATAAATTTCGTAAAACTGTCAGATCTGCTCTGAAAGATGTTCAATTGTCTCAACACATGCGAACATGGGATGAGTATGACGATGATTGGTGTGCGGAATGGATTGGTCCTTCATAAATGTGTTTGTCTTAAATGTTTTCGTATATATGTTATCGTTTTTGTCATGTCAAGATTTTCATATTTATTATAGCTAATGGCTTTTCCATGTGCAACCTAGTCTAATGGCTCTGTGCATGTTGAGAGGAGATCTTGATTGTTTAAACATATCGGGCGTGGAAATAACCCACAGAAGCGCATTTGTAAGTCACTTTTGATTAGAGGCTTTCTGTCGCCCACTCTAAATTTTGTTTTGTTTAAATATTCTGTTT